CAAGATACGAGGCAAAGACGGCAATCGTTTGCCAAAGTATGACAAACAATTTTGTGACATTATTGATGACGTTGAGATGATTATGGGATGGGTTTTTGAAAAGGAGGAAAGCTAATGAGTAAAACTTATGAATGTAGAATAAAAATTGACGACATATTTCCTGTTAGAAAAGCAAATTCAAAGGAAGAGTTTATACGAAATCTAATTGAGGAATACAACAACACTTGTGGTCATCTCTTTGAGATAAGCAGAAGTGACATTTCAGAAATCACGGAGGAAGACAATGAGTAAGAAAATTATAGCATGGGCAGACAAAGAACGAGAGAAGTTAGAGGGTGTTGGTCTATCCGATGACTTGGTTTCTATTGTCGAGGGCGTAATAAAAAGAACAAAACGCAATGAGAGAAAGAAAGTTTATCCCGATTGGAAACCCATGCTTACTAAAGATGGTGGAGCATGGTTCGGTGGCAAGACGCACAGTGTTTTAGCTCAGTATGTAGACCAAGACGATGCCGAGAACTTTGAAGACCTAGACTTTCTAGTGGTCGGATACTTAAACAATTCAACAGAGGAGGAAGACAATGAGTAAGAAAACATACGAAATATATTGGACTGAAAACAACATGTACAAAATGTACATAGAAGCTAAGAGCAAATCGAAAGCAACGAAATTGTTTTTTAAGTGGTATGAAAACGACTACGAAGAGAAAGTCAAACCCGAACTAAATTTTGTTGATGGACAATTTGAGTTTGATGAAACAAGGGAGAGAAAATAATGACTACAGTAATTGAGACGATAATGACGATGTATAAAGCTATGGACAATGACGAGAAGATGGACTTGACCAAAGCGATAGGACTTCAAGCCATTGAAGACGGGCTCTATAGTGTAGACGATCTGCCTAGTGGCGCGGCCAAGACGATCCTGGGATCGCCAATCAAAGCTACGTTGAGCAAGCCCTTGCCAGCAGGCGGTGGCAAGAAGAAAGGTTGGAAAGGTAAGAGCCTGCCGTACTGGGTCAAGAAGATTACCAACATCAACGACGCACAGAAAGGCTTTCATGCGTGGGAAAGTGAATGGGTTAATGATACGAAAGACTTAGCTGAAGGCGAGGTTGTGTTGGTGGGGTGGAAGTTTGAACCCAAGAAGTATTACTTGTGTAAAGCTAACTTCAGTAACAGTGACAGTGCATATCAAAAAGGATACATAAAACTTCCCGATGGAACTCAGTTGGATAATCTTTCAGCCGTTATGGAGGCAGAAAAGATGGGCGACTTGAAGGATAAAGCCAAAGAATTGTTGGGGATCACATGATCCCCACGCGGGCGCGTGAAGAGTTTAGTTCATATATGACACTAAAAAAACTCTTGTGTTGTTGTCTATAAACTATTAACGTGTATTAAATCTTATACATGGCATCAAGATATAGAGAGGGAATAAAACATGTGTATAAAACTAGGAAGAGACAAAGTAGCAAATGCTATTAGAGGCATATCAAACAAGACATCGGAAGTCTATAGTGCATGGGTATTGAAAGTGCATTTTGTCACAATGATGTTTAGAAGTTGGTATAACTATAACCATTCGAGTATACGATTGACCGACAATAATCAAAGGCGTTGGGAATATGCTCGAAGAAATAATGAACCCTCGTCAGCAAGTTAGGAGAGATTATGAAATCACAAAGGAAAGGAAGACAATTCCCATTGAGCCGACGCTCCGTTGGAAATATGTCACCACCAAATTTTAGTGACGCACGAATTTCAAAGTGCGTATTTATTGTTAAACAATTTTTTATTAGGAAAAAAAATGACAACACAACTAGATCGTATCGAGTGGAAACTCGATCAAGTTTTAGGGGCATTGGCGAACAAGTCCAATACGGACAGTCCAACTGCTTCCACGTCTGGTACACATGGAAACGTGGACACATTAGCGCAACTAGATACGCTACCAGACATGACGAGCAAGCAACACGCATCACTTCAAATGCTACTGCGTGGTGCTGATAACAACGAAATCGGAGAGAGGTTTAACGTCTCACCGAATACCGCAAAAGTTTATGTGCGATCTATCGCAAAGAAACTTGGTGTAACTTCGAGAGCGCAGATCGTCGTCAGGCTCTTGGATTTATTTAACGAAGTCGACGACAATGCCTATCGTATTATGAGCGGTGGGTTGCCAAAGGATTGGGATAGGAGCTACGAGTTTCCCGATCCATTTGCAAAACTGTATAGAGTGGAGAGAGAGGACGATGACAATAACATTAAAACTTGAAGGCGAAGTCTGGCACGCTAACGGAACGATCATTCGTGCAGACGGAAAAAAGATTCGTGTTCGTCAATCCACTGGGTTCAAGAAAAATCAGAAACAATGGGCATCGGCACAACTCAGTGCCATTATCCATGAAGCCATCATGTCCACGGACGAGACGGATAACTACTGCACTGTGGATGAGGCTATCAATTTGTTTTTGGAAAGACCGAACCCTCCAGGTGAGACAGACAGACAGAACTTGAAAAAGTTTTCCAAAACTTTTGGTAGCAAGACACTCCACGAATTAAAAACTCGTGAGGTTTTGACCTATCTAAATAGCTTCAATAACGTGGCGGGAACTGTGGCACGAGAGATGAACTCGATCAATGCCATGATTGTTCATGCGAAGGAAAGTGGTGTGTCTGTACCTGACTTGAAACTGAAGAGACCCAATGTCGACGACGCTCGGACGAGGTGGCTCACGGAGAAAGAACGTGATCTACTTATTGCGAAGAGTGAGAAAGAGATAAAGGGTCTTCTCACCTTTCTATTCTATACTGGCTGTACGATTGGTGAAGCCTTTGCTTTGACGTGGCAGAACGCACGGAATGGCAATGCTTTGTTTACGAGACGAAAGGGGCGAGGCTCAAAGTCGAGAACGAGAGCCGTTCCTCTTTCACCAGAGGCGAAACGTGGGATGGGTAAAGACAACGGAGGCTACGTCTTTACCATGCCCGATGGTCGTCAATGGGATAGGGATAGTTTCTACCCCTATTTCTATACTGCTTGTGGGAGAGCGAAAATTGAAGATTTCAAACCCCACGATACTCGTCACACCTTTGCATCACACTTGGTGCAGAGGGGAGCAAGTCTGCGAGCAGTTGCGGATTTGCTCGGTCATACGAGCTTGACTATGGTCATGCGCTATTCTCATTTAAGCCATGACCACTTGGGTGCTACGATAGGATTGCTTCGTAAACGGGGCAAGTTTTTGACAAGCGAGACAGACACCTCGTCTGTCCGAACGTCTGAAGTGCCTAAAAAATATGGTGCTGCCGTGGGGATTCGAACCCCAGGCCTCTCCCTTACCAAGGGAGACAAACGAAAGTCAAGGAAAAACAATGACGTATGATGTGCTATTTTTAACACCTTGGGTATATAAATGATGACCCAAGGTAAACACGAAAGACTACACTTGGGTGCTATCAAGACAAGTATATGACACGAAATTATACACTTGTATTAACATGAAGACACCTATAGAGTAGTTCAGTGCATTCAGAAAGGTGCTACAATGAGTAACGTCAAAGTAATCGGTAAAGTTAAATGTCCTATAACAAAACAAGACTATGAAGTTATGGACAAGTTATGCGAAACATTGATTAAAACGTGTGATGATTTTATTAAAACACATGATGATAATGTTTGGGTTAGGACTACGGCGCATGACATGAGTGATGTCCTTATAGATATTAAGGTCGATCTAAAAGAGTTTGGCGAGAAGAACGGATACGACAACAACATATTAAGGATGCCTAAAAACGATGACTGAGCCGAAGCTATTTAAGATTGCAGATGTTTACATTGTTCAACAAGACGAGCAGTTTGTTGGGGTTGAAGTTGGCTTCAACCCTGAGACGATAACCAATCAGCAAGGCGCATGTACCTCTTTGGATTTCCTAAGTGGGGCATTGCAGAGTTCACATTGGATAACAAAAACTATAGGCAGAGTAGAGAATAAAGATGCACAGACTAACACAACATCAGAAGGAAACGGCAGTCAAGATCCTCAAACACCTCCGAACCCAGTCGTCGGAAGAGAGGAAGACGCAGTCTCAACTAGCGAAAGCAGTGGGAGCGTCGCAGGGTCAGATAAGCCGACATCTTAAAATGTTAGAATACATAGGTATCGTTGACCATGACGGCGATGCCTATGTGCAAGGTAAAAAAGCAGACGACTATCTGTTTGCTTGGGCGGTATTTTTCGTGGAAAGCAACGCGAAATAAAAGAATGACATGTCGTACAAAACCTTGGCTGTATCTCGTGTCAAGAAGAGACCCTCTTTTTTCCCGCACTTAATGATGAGTGTGTGAGGGTCTCTTCGCTAATAGCCTTGCTTCTCTAAAATTATTTGTCGATATTCTATCAGCACGTCCTCAAAGTTTATTGGCTTTGGGAGTGGTGCTTTTAAATAGTAGCCGAAACTCTCATAACATCTGTTCTCTTCATAGAGTTGTTGGCTTGCTTCAATACACTCTTCGAGTGTATTGAAATCTAGTTGCATCATTACAAGTACAGTAAAGGTAGCCTTGGTTATCATAGGCGTCCTTGAACATGTAATATGGCGAGTAAACTTATACCCGTCACAAGGAGAACAGTTCCCCCCACAAGAATATAAAAGCCAATGTCTTCGATTAGTTGGGCTCGTCTTTTCTTTGCGTCAGCCTCTTCTTTCTTTCTCTGGACACGGATGTCTGCTCGTAGCTTTACGAGTTCAGCCCACCCACCAACGCCTCTCGTCTGTATGACTATGTTCCTCAGATTTTCTTCCATGTCTTCTGCTTCTTTTCGCGCTATGAAGGTTTCCATTGCCTCTTCATTTGCTGATCCTCGTTTCTTTGGAGAGTGATTTGCTTTCGCTCCGTCTATGAAATCAAATAGAGTGCCTAAGTCTTTGGCTAACGAGGACATTTCCTTCCCCATTTTTATTCCCGTCTGCACTGCCGCGTAAGCCGCAGTTATACCCGTAATTGGATCGACCATTTCGTCCTCCCGTCTGCATTATTTTTACACGGAGGGTCGCAGGTGGTCGTCCTACAGACCGAGCATTTTGGCGAATGATTTACTTCCCCAATCGTCTGTCATCACGTCTTCAACAAGCCCAGCCGTTTCTGCTGGGGAACTTTCTTGCAACAAAGTTATGCGGGTATCTGTATAGGGCATGTCTTTCATCATGTAACTGCTGAACGGGCTCTCCTTCTTTTCCTCTTTCGTCTTTTCTTCCATGACCTCGCTTGCTTTTTCGTTCGTCTCGTTTGGTTTGTCTGACTTGGTTTCCATCAGTTCGATCTGCCACGGCTCGTGACCCATGCGGAAATGCAGACCATACTTCTCTGCGTTCTTATGCGCCCACTCTTTTGCTTTGTCTGTTCCGTACTTTAAGTCTGCCGCGAGACCAAAGTTATGTTTGGATTTCCCAGGAGGAGCAACCCAATGCCTTGCTTTCTCTGGACTGCCGTATTTTTTAACGGCTTCGTCGAACAGACGTTTCTGATGTTCGAATGTTCTGTACCCTGAGTAGATGTCGATATCGTGACCCGCTTCCTTCGATGCGCTTAAAAAATTTAGCAGAGCAGGAGAGAATTTTTTATCAAGGTTTAAGTGGCTCTCGGACTTACCCTTCACTAAGAAATCTGACATTGCCATGTTATTATCTTCGCTTGATTTTTCTTTTTCTTCCGCCAAACTTTGCGGTAGTCTTGGTAGACTTACCAAACTGTACGGGGATTTGTGATATAGTTCTGTAGGGATTAGTAGCGTTGATAACGCTAGTACCCAAGCTAGGGCCAGACGTACCAAATATAAGTCCTCGTGATTTCCTAATCATGTTAGTACCTTATTGGTTTCTTTATTGGTTTCTTCTTAGGCTTTTTCTTATTTGGCATGGTGAACTCCTTTGTTATTAATATAATTACATAGCGTGGGTGATGTGGTCGTCCTCAACGTAAGTGTTGCACTCCTCTTTTCCATGCGACGAGAACTCTTCTTTTCCCGTAGAATATTCTCTCTGATCTATGCGCTAGGTGAGAGGGGAATACGGCTATATGCCCGCGTTCACGCGGAGCATATAGTTTAGGCTTCTCGCCATAGATACGGACAGACCCACCGCCGTAATGCCATGTATTTGTTAACTGTATAATCATTGTCATTTTTCTGGTGGCTGTTATGTCTTGACCATTATCGAATTGAGGTTCGGAGTAATGACCAAAACCAAATTCGAGATACTGTAATGGTTCGAGTTCACCATCCAGCTTGAATCGAAATGTGTTTTTGTTTACGTCTGTGAACAGTTGATCGATCTTTTCGTAAAGCCATTCGTTTATGCCGTCGGGTCTTATCCAACTCACCTTGCAGTTCTTATATAAATTAGTTCGTGTTAGTGTCTCTTGATTGCATATCTCTTGCGCTCTATCGCATTCGTCTGGATCAAACGCTGGAACACTAAACCATTGTGATATGTGCATACTGCCTCCTCATGTTGTATGTCCTTCTTGTTTTAGGTATGCCTTGTAAAATTTCAGGAAGTCATCGAGACGTAAGAGGCAAAGGCTTTCGCCAGTTTTCATTCTGGATTTGCGATTGATAACTAAAGGGCAGTCTTTGCTATTTGTTTTGATAATGTTGCCCTCGGCTTGCCGAAGGGCATCATGGAAATTGAGACGCTCAACACGTTTTGCTTCAACGAATACGTCTGGAACCCCAAGTATGTCTGCGCCGCCAACCATTCCAACATGTCCTCCGCCAGATAACGGAGCGCGAAATGATTTAAGGCCAGTAACTTCGTTAATGTAACTGGCTAACTCACGTTCGTAAGCATCGCCCTTTTGTTTATGTCGTCTACCGCTCAATCTTCATACCCCAATTCTTTGCGACAAGATCGGCAGAAGAACCAATTCCTTGGTCTCTCTTCTGTCTTACCGCAAGACATGCAAGGTCTCTCCCATGTCATCTCTTTAAAATCCCGACGCAGTTGATACTTAGCTCCATCGAATTCTTGCAGACCCTCGCGAACAAGGATGCGTTTCAAGGTATCGACACAGCAGTTAAGACGTTTTGCCATGTCGGAATAGGTCACAGTCTTATGGTTCTCTCGGAGCCAAGTCATGTCAGCATCGGAGATACTAACTTTCCTCGGCATTCACCACTCCTTTTAAGTATAAAATATAATACGACAATAGACAATATGCAACAACTAAAGTTATTTATTAGATACTATTGACTTATGTGATGAAAGTTGATATAACGTCTAGGCGTTGAGTTTACTCGACGACCCGCGAAGCGGGTCGACGAGGAGAGGAAACGGAATAAGCCGACACGACTAAGTGGAGACGTTATATCAATCATGGAAACTCAAACAGAAAATAAATTTACATGTCCATTCTGCATGTGCAAGCAACCACCAGTTATGGTTCATGGTCATTACCAATGCCCTATCTGTCATGTGGTTACACAAGACTGCTGTCAAGGTGAGACGTGTGAAAACATTATGGGGGAAGGAAGTCCTAGTGGCGACTGACCCCCACCATAAAGAACTAGCTAAAAGAAATAGAGAGAAATACCCTGAAGTCGCCAAGACGATTGACGAAATTCGAAAGTATTTCCCTGGGGCAAAGGTTGTTTCTATTGGACAGATGTCAGCTTCGGAACGGATGCGTCTACAGAAACGGCTTCAATCTCCAACCAATCACGAACAAGACGTAAAGGTCTGCTGAGTTTCTGGCTGATGAACTCTGGATCGTGACCCTCAAGTGCCATATCTTTCGCCCTCTGCTTGGTAGATCGGCTCGATACTATTAACTTTTCGTCTGTCAAATTATGCGCGGCGTATCCAATCCACTGAACTCTATCGTGCATGTCTGTCCATTCCCTTACTTTTCCATACCGAACTTCCATTACCATATATAATCTATATTCTGGTGGTAGTTTGTGTTGCAATAGAGGCCAGATCGGGTTGTCGTAATTGCCGTCAAACAATCCAGCATTTTGTTTTGCCGTGTCTTCATCAGCGAAGACCTGCGTTATTCTAATTTGTGTTTCCAAAACTGTTAGCTGATTGGTTGACCCTGCCTCCCGACCCATACCATTGTCAGACGGCTTATTGGAATGATGTATCATAATAACTGAGAGCCCTGAGTTTCTAAGTTTGACAGCCAGCTTATTAATTTTTGACCATTCGTCTGCCGAATTTTCTGCGAGCCCTGGATATGCTGATCGAATAGTATCAAGCACGACGACGTCTGGCTTACTGAACTCAATCCATTCCTGAAGCTCGATCAATCCTTCTCTATCATGCAGATTAATTTCTTTCTTATCTACAAAGGGTGTCCATATATTCAATCTGTCTTGAGTATCCCCGTGGATTTGTTTCATCTCCATCAATCGTCTGGCTATCGTAGACATTCCCATCTCGAAATCTAAATACAAGACACGAGCGGGTCTGCCTATCTCGAAGGGGCCAAAGTATTTACGACCAGCGCATAGGGAAGACATAGCATGTTGCACAAACATAGACTTACCATGACCACTATAACCAAAGACTTGCACAATCGTGTTGCTTGGTAGCCACGGCTCAATGAGATACTTCTTGGCATCGCTCTCTGATAACAACTGGTCAGCATCTTTCATTTGAATGAGGCGACGTACTCTCTTCTCTTCTTGCTGTTGTGGAACGACGTATGGTTTATATATATATTCACCATCTTCATTAAAACGATCTGGATGATTACGCCTTTCCGATTGCTCCATCGAGCAGACAGTAGCTTCAAACTCACGCTCTTCTAATACTTCTTCAAAGAACTCTCGCATAAAAGCATGACCTCTAAGACGTAGGTCATGTCCAAAGTATCCTTCTAATATGCTCTCGCTTATGTGCTTCATCAGACGTTCATTGCGTCCGTTACCCATGCCCGACGGGATCTTGTTTGTGTTTGGAAAGTTATCACGTATAAATTTTGCTGTTCTATCCCACTCACTTATAAATTCATCAGGGTCGAGAGGCTCGACAGACGACAGATCCAGTTCAGAGAAATGAAATTCGCCGCCACTCATTTCTTTTAGTGAAGGTTTCCAGTCTTTCCAGACGGGCATCTCATCATAATCCAGATAAGCAGGATAGTCCCAGGTATAATTGTTCGACGGGGGGAGGAGGGCGTAAGACCCGTCTCCCCTAAAATCTAATCCGTTTATCTTAGGCCAGTCTGCGCCACGAGAATTGACTCCAGCCCTTGGCCCACGACGTATGCCGTCTTTTGGATGCTCGAAATATAAATGTGTGCCTCGTTTTGTCGTTACTTTAATAGGTGATCGCATACCACTATCGAATGCAGAATGGAGGGCGTCTTCGTTGTCGCAGTCTACCACAACGACACCACTTATTGCGCCTGTCACAATAGCAATGTCGTGTGTCGGCCACTTCGTCCACCATTCCTCAACCTCTTGCTCCGTTGGTTGTCTCTCTTGGTATTCTAGCCATTTGATTGCGGGTCTTTTACCCTCTGGTTTGATTGGAATGATACTCCAACCTCGATCTAAATATTCAAGTGCCGCTTCCAGTTTTGTCTTGGTCATTTTCTTCCTCTTCAAAGTAAGTGTCTAGGTCAAGTTCAGGTTTTCTAGTAAGAATTTTCTCAAGGACTATGGAAGACATAAAGTTTCTATTGATCCAACCATAAGGCGCAGTCCTAACAACTTCAGCCATGTTTGCAACAGTAGAAGCACCGCCTAGATCTTCGACAAGACGTGCAATATTGAGCTTCTTCGCCATGATTTTTTTCCTTTTCTATAAATTTGTACTTGCATACTCGTATAAGCTACACTACACTACCTAAGTAGTCAACACACAACATACGAAATAAGCTGTTGTTTAATTGAAGGAGAAGCACATGACCACAGTAGACAAGTGGGCTGTCTTTGCAGACAGTCCTACTGTTAGTTCTAGTAGTTCTAAAGTAGAGACGATGCAAAATCTTGCAGAAGAACTAGATACACTAACTAAAAAGCGAGAAATCATAGAAGAAAGGGTAGGGCAGATCGAGAATGAACTTGCCCATAATTTTCCCGAAGAAGCTGGTGAACTCGCACAATCAACACCTAAGTATGAGATAATTTGTAACCGAACTGAGCGTTGGTCTTGGGATAAAGACGCCCTTGAAAAACATTTCGGTCAGGGATCAGTACCTCATTATATAAAAGTTAATATGACTGTTGACAAAAGACAGTTTCAGAAACTTCCACATCACGAACAAGACCCTCTCATGTTTGCGCTTACACGCAAGCTCGACAAGGCAAAGATAAAGGTAATTAGAAATGTTTAAAGTTATGTCGACAGCAAACGTGTCAGAGAATGAACCGACCAAGGTTCTTTTGTATGCACATCATGGGTATGGCAAGACGTATCAGTGCCGATACTATCAGAAGCGTTACGGCAAAGGCTTGATAATTTCTGGCGAGGCAGGGCTTAAATCAATCGAAGACGTATCTATTGATTACCTTCCCTTCACGTCATGGAATGGAAACCATGATCCAGAGGGAGGTGTCTATAGCTTCCTTGGTATATGGAAGATGATAGCCAGTGCTGAATTTAAGGGCGCAGGGTATAAGTGGATAGCGATAGACAGTCTGACAGAAATGTCTGAACGTCTTATCGAACACTTAGAAAAGGAACACGAGGGCAACAAGAACGGCTTTCAGTTATGGGGCGACTATAACCGCATCATGCTTGGAGCGTTAAAAAGTATTCGTGATCTGCCATTGCATGTCTACGTCACATGTCTGGCAAAAGAAGAGAAGGATGCCAATGATGTCACACACTATTGGCCTCTTGTAAAGGGCGGTGCGGTGTCAAAGCATGTACCCGCCTTGTTCGATCATGTTCTATGCGGTGTTCGTGTCACCGAGACGAACGATCAAGGCAAACCAAAAGTTCAGAGGTACATTGTTACCGATGAGGTTAGTGGATGGCACGGAAAAACCCGTGATCCACGCAATCGTTTGAAAGCCTATGAAAAGTCAGACGATATAACAGAGCTTCTAACAAGAATGTTAGGAGATGAACCATCCAAAAAATCAGAAGGAGGTAAGGTATGAGTGATTGGAATGGATTTGGGTCGTTAGACCTATCGAAAGTAGAGGCGAGTGCGGGTAGCACACGTCTTCAACCTGGTACGTACACAGTTAAATGCGCAGACGCGAAGATTGAAAGTGTAGGTAATACAAAAAACAAAAAGCTGGTAGCTGATCTTGTAGATGAAGGAGGTTCTGGAGATATTCGTATGAACTTTAACATCCTACATACTAGCGATATAGCCCAAGACATTGGCAGACGTCAGTTGAAATCATTTTTGATATCATCTGACCACCCTAATCCCGACAAACCTGGAGATATTGCGACGATGAAAGGTCTCGTCTGCAAGATCGCAGTGGGTATGGGCAAGCCTTGGAAAGGAGATGACGGCGTAGAGCGTGTGTCCTCAGAGGTTAAAAAGTTTATGCCAGTAACAGACAAGCCCAACGGCAAAGATACCGCCGAGGAATTGGACGACGAGATCCCGTTTTAGGGATACCTCCCGACTAGGGGAGCTTCGGCTCCCCTTTTTTTATAAGGCAATAATAATGAGCAGAGTTTTAGCAAGTCAGGTTTTAGTAGCAATAGATGACGGATACGACAAACAAAAAGAAGAAAGAGCCAGAGACTATATTGGGGCTTCGGGCATCGGACATCCGTGCGACGCCTACCAAGCGTACAGTTTACGCGGATTTCCCAACACTCAGCCAGACGCTCGCCTCAAGCGCATATTCCGCTTGGGTCACATACTCGAAGACGAAGTCGTCAAAGACCTAAAAGAAAAGGCAGATGTCCGAGTATGGGAAACAGACGGGCTTACTGGTAGACAGCATACCTATGAAGAATGGGAAGGGCATATCGTCTGTCACATGGACGGGCATATCGAATTAGATGATGGTGTTCTTCGTGTGCTTGAAATTAAGAGTATGAATGATGCGAGCTTTAAGAAATTTCTAAAGGACGGCGTGAAGTATTCCCACCCAAGATACTTTGGTCAGGTGCAAATGATGATGGGTATGAGCAAGATGGATGAGTGTTTCTTCATAGCCATTAACAAGAACAACTCGGACTATCACGCAGAGATTGTGAAGTTTGATGACTTTGAGTTTGGACACATCAAAGAAAGAATAGAGCGTGTGTTGAATGGTGAGGCAAGAAAGATATCAAAAGACAATACTGATTGGCGTTGTCGTGGTTGCTTTAAGTCAGGTGCATGTTGGGATGGGGTAGAGGTCGAACCTACTTCTTGTTCCTTGTGTCAGTTTGCCAGACCAAAGCCAGATGGCTGTTGGCATTGTACTAAGCATGACAAGAGCGCAAACGTCTTGTGTTCTGATTTTAAATTATACGAACCACTACCGAAGGAATAATTATGGAAGAAACATTTAAGCATAATACGGATCACTATTTAAGAATTGTCTACAAACATTCGAAGGTCATGCACGAAATAGAAGTAAAAGAAAATGAAGTCCTCTCGATATCAGAAAGATTGGAGGATATTTCTGAAATTCAAATAGACGAAAAGATAAAGGCTAAAGAAAAAAGAAAGCTACTTCGTAAGGAAATTGCTGACCTTAGAATAAAAGCAAGGAACGACAAGGGTTTGATGAAATGGTTATTAATGGAGCGTACCTATGAACCGATCTGATTTCCTAAAGACAGCAGAGAAATATATTAATGGTGATAGAGCCAAGGACTATGGTGATGTTAGGGTTAACCATCAACAGATCGCTGATATATGGAGTGTCATTCTTGGCACGAAAGTAACGGCTGACCAAGTTCTAAAATGTATGATTGGCGTGAAGTTATCGCGTCTTAACAAGACGCCAGACCATGAGGATAGTATCGTAGATATTTGTGCTTACGCCGCGCTTCTTGGCGAGGTTGTTACCACAGAATAATATAGTCATTAAACTTTGGTATATCTAACAACAGTTGTATCATGGATTGAGGTTCCTTAATTACTTCGATAAGCCAACCTATTATAATGATTATGAAAGTTAATCGACTGACGGCAATCTCTGTGTTTATCGACGGGATTTTAATTCTTCTAAATCTTTCTTCTTAGTTCCTCCGTCGTATTCCCATGCAAAGCCACGATACACCATTTCCTCATTGATGTTTTGACTGCCCACAAAGATAGTTCCCAGCATCCTTCCGTACTTGCCGTCTTTCTTCGTCTTCACCTTTAAGCCTGAAGGCTCGCCGTCGGCGAGACGCCTTGTAAGAAAGGCTTTTGCCTCAAGTCCCATCTGCTTTTCATCAAGGTCGCGTGTCCTGCATTCAGGCGTATCAATGCCTGCGAGACGTACCCTTTCTTTCTTTGTTAATGAAAAGCCCAGGTCGATAACGATGTCGACTGTGTCTCCGTCAACTATCCTTGAGACTTCCTTGATTTTGTACTCGTACATCTTTGTCCTTCTGCTTTTTATTGTTGAACTCGTCTGGCTTTATTAAACCTTCTTCCATTTCTTTTTTGATTTGCTTTAAGACTTCTTTGAAATCTTGCACCTCATCTATCTCATTTATCCACGGCATTAATCTTCCTCCTCTATATCTTTCAATACTGGTTTGCAGTAGGCTGAGTAGGGGCTGTTGTTACCAGCACGATTAATTTGCGAGACGTACCAAGAACACGTCTGGTAACTTCCGACTTGCCCTTCATCTACGACCTCCGATCCTTTCATCAACATCAAGACGTATATAACTGTCTTCACTCCACCATCATCTCTAATGCTTTTTCTATTGTCTCTCTGTTACGACGTGTCCAACCTTTGCCGAACGTGTCGAATGTTGATAGACTTTCATAAAATTTCTGCCGTGCCTCACCGAACTCTTCTATTAATTGATGTGTCCTATGAACCTCGTCATCTACTTTTGCTAGAGTTGCAGGGCCAATAGCTCCGTCTGCTTTCGCACCCACTATTTTCTGTAGCATTTTTGCACTACGACCACTTCCGCTATTAACACTTACGTCAAAAACGCAGTAGTCTAAACCACTAGGGAGTGAGCTACATTTGCATTTATCCCAGTATCTTTCTCTATATAATGGCGCGACGTCTTCGTGAGTTAGGTTACGCATGTCTTGTTCTGTAACCTTTTTGCCTACCCATTCTTCCCAGACACGCTTTGTTACTCCAAAATTTGTGATACCTCCAGGATCTTTTGGATGATTAACAAATCCTCCTTCGTGGTGTAACATCATTTTAAGACATTCATCGAAGTTCTTTTCCATTATTTTCTCCTTAGTTTACTGAAGGAACGAAGTCCAAAGGACGCGGCGATTGAAGCGTACATTCCGTATTTTATGAAGTCAGGTGTCTTTTCCAAATTTTCCCAACCTCTAGCCATGTGTTCTTGTATTCCCCAAAAGGGCAAAAAATTTGCTAGTATTAAAATCACAAACAAACCAGTCCAGATTTCATCTTTGATGCTGGATTTAGAAGCATCCATTGCCATCACTTCCCAGTTCGCTGTGCCTTCTGCGATCTTCTGTTCTTTAGTTGCTTTTGCTTTTTGTATCTCCGCTTTGCTATCGAGGAAGCTAGTGCCTAACCCGACAACGGAACTAAGTAGTTGTGTTATCATTTATTTTCTCCGATCCAAGCCAGACGGCGAATGCGCCTGTCATAGCTCCTGTTACTGTTGCTGTTAATGACGCCGCCTGTGTTGTCATC